CATTACTGGTTTAACAGGTACAACTACTTCAGGTTTATTCCAGATAGTTTGTTTAATACTCTCATAGATTTGACCTTCTTTCTCTTGAAGGGCTGTCATACGCTCTGCGTCTTTAATATAGAGAGGTTCACAAGTTTGAGCGTATGGTGTCTCATGATTCATATTCAGAATGCAATAGTTAGTCTTACCTGAAGCTAAGAATGTATCGAATATGAAGTAATCACCATAGTACACTTTAATTTCATCTGGAATATGGGTCCAGTTGTTCTTATTAACAAACATCAGGCAGCCAAAGCCAAACTGATGAATATCTTGCGTCCATGCAACAATATTGTATTTACCATCTGTTACAGGTGGCTGACCATATTGCTCAACCCCAGGAATAATACCACATACGCCTGTATTAGGGTCTTCCAGTGTAGCCTTTAGATCTTCTAGTACGTTTAGATCAAACTTCATATCATCGTTAAGAATACAGACATAGTCAAACGCAGCATTTTCTACACCCCAGTTCCACGATGGATTAACAAAGATGTTAGCACCAAATGTCTTATAGAGAAGCTTACTATTCTCAGGGAGGTCATAAGGAGTGTGCATAGGGTCGTTATCAATCAGAATGACCTCCCCTACGTTATCATGCTGCAGTAGTTCGTTTAGAAAAGCCTTAAACGGTTCATACTTCCACATTGTAGGTACAACAACCGTATACTGCTTACTGTTCTGATTACGATTAGTAATAGCTGCAGCAGTTTTATTCTGCTCATCACCATTAATCTTATAGTCGTTTAATGGGTTTGTATCATTATAAACGTAATTAATATCAGTCACACAAACAACTTTCTCTGGATCTGCTTTTTCAATTAAATAATAGAAGAGGGCATTATCGCCGCCTGCTTTCGGCCATTGACCATACACTTTGAGATCATCTTCAGTAAGATCTCTTAATAGTTTAGCATGGAATGTACGCAAGTGTGTATAAGGCATACCCCAGTTAAATTTATAATTGCGATAATCTTTTGCTGCTTTAACTTCAGGTGGGTATGGCTGCGCTACTAGCGGAATATTATCTGCTAATGACCAGCAAGAGCCATATGTAAACTCAGCTCCATCATGATAGAGATTATTGTAAAGGTGGAAGATATTTGGATTATTAACTAACCAATCATCTCCATCTAATATCATGAAGAAGTTCTCATCACCGATATACTCATTAATAATCTTATAGTGATTAGCAACTGCGCCAATGTTTTCTTTATTACGAATCAATACAAACTTATTACGTATATCTTCAGGTAGAGAGTCAATAGTACTACGAGCGATTGCCGCTGTATTATCTGTTGAAGCATCGTCGACAATATACATTGTATACCATCTATAATCTTGCTGTGCTACTGATCTTATGCACTTTTCGATATAATTTTCAGCGTTATATACTGCTGTAATAACCCCAATTTCTCGTTGCATATTACTAGTTGGTGGCCTTACTTCTTCTTCGTTAACAAAGCGTCTACCGAATGTCTTGCGCACTTTATAGTTAACTTCTTGAGCCTTACGGTATTCATCTACCGGCATGAACCAGCCGAGCTTCTTAAAGAGATGTTGCTTCCATTGTAGAGCAACAGAATCCCAACCGCTGATATCTTTAACTGCATTACAAGCATACATCTTTTGCTGATGTAGATACTTGTTATTATATGCTTCCATCGTAAGCTGAACGAACTTCTCTGCCTGTTCGTCTTGATTGATATTAGGGAAGAGCCCGTTAGGTACTACGCAATAAGGAAGCTTATAACAAGCAGCATCAAATGCAGTCTCTTCTAGAGCACCGAAGTAACAAGTAATAACAGGCGTATTATAATATAGCGACTCTAGAGTAGAAATGCCAAAGGTTTCTGGGAAGTCAGCTGGGTAAATCATGTAAGAAGCATCGCAGAGAATGTCAGCGATCTCTGATTGCTTAATGACCCCTGTGAAATTAATGTCAGGGTTATTAGCAACCATATCGCGCCATTCGATCTCTTGCTGGTCAGGCTCATGATCTGAACGCATGCGGTAATAACCGCCGATGATAGTTAGTTTAGCGCCTGGTATCATCTCACGAATACGCGGCCATACTTTGTATACTAGAGGACGCATACCTTTAGTAACAGATGAATTGTATACAAAGTGATTAGGATCCTTCTTAGTAATGTCCACCCAGTCATGATACTTGGTCATACCATTACGAGTAATAAACACATACTTCTTCATGACCTCAAACATACGACGCTTACCATGATCGCATGTGGAGACATATACTGTATGCCAGTCAGATAGTGTGAATATTTCGTTAATATAGCCGTTGAGAAGAAAATCTTCAATTAGATCATCGCCATCACAGAATGTATCATGCATCCACAATACTTTGTGATTAGATCTTTGCTGAATATTAGAGAAATCTGGCATGTACGAGAACGTCTTAAAACGTTCTCTCATCCATGCAGGAGCAAACGCTGCAACTGAGCGTGAGCCGATTAGAACGTCGTAGCTATCTGTTGTGCTTTCGATTTCTTGGAGTGGCCTGTACCGAACGTTATCGTACGTTCCGGGGCTTGTGTCGTCATGGGTGCAGTCGTTGAAGACCGTAACGTCGAACCCGAGCTTAGCAAGCTCGCGTGAACAGAGAATGACAGCTGATTCCGATCCACCTAAACCTCTTTTCGTTAAAGTTGTACCATCATAACATAGACCAAACGTATCAATGAAGGCAATTTTCATTATCATCTCACTTTGAATTATTATAAATATAAGGTTGCATAACCATGATGTGTATATACACAGCTATTTATCAAGGGGCCATATGGCGAACAATCAAGTATTTTTTAAGCGCAGCGCTGTACCAGGTAAAAAGCCGCTCGCTAACAATATATCGCTGGGTCAGCTCGCCGTCAATACTTATGATGGCAGACTGTATACCAAACGTGCCTACATGGATGAAAACAATGATCCGGCAGAAGCTATCGTTGAGTTCATCGGTAAAGTCCCTATTGGCAACGCATTCTTCGTATCCGTTAACGGCTCAGACCTCAATGATGGTATATCTTGGGATACCGCATTTGCTACTATCGAAAAAGCACTTCTAGAAGCTGATGCCAGAAACGGTCTTCTGACCCTCATTGATATTGGACCCGGCGAATACGAAACCGAGGGTACCCTAGATCTACCTGATAACTGCATGATTCGTGCAGTACATAGAACCGTTATTATTAAACCTAAAGCAGGTTTCGAACAACGCAACGTATTCCGTATGGGATCTGGTTGCTTTATCGAAGGACCTCTTTTCGAAGGTTGGCAGCTTGATAGTCTTACAAATCCAACAGTAGGATTTGCTATCTCGTTCCGCCCTGGCGCTATTATTACACGTGCACCATATGCTCACAAAATTGCAGTAAGAACACCACCAACCTGGTCATACATTGCTCCACCGCTGGATGCTGCTAATGGTAACCCATTAGTGCCAATAGGCGCTGGTGTTGTATTAGCAGACGGCGCAGTATGCTCACCATATAGTATATATCCTAACATTATGACATGGGGCGCTACTCCTGTATCTCATAATGGTATAGGCTATCTCGCTAAAAATGGCGCGCTAATTAATGCTGTTAATGCTGTATCTATTTGGTGTCATAGACACTTTATGGCAGCAAATGGTGGCCAGATTATTCTTTCTTCTTGCTCGACACAGTTCGGCGATTTTACGCTTGTTGCTGATGGTGGTCGTTATATTCTTTATCCTGAAGAAGTAACAATTCCATTAACTGTACAAACTAATGCTGCTAACGCAATCAATAATGCACGTACAACTATTATTAATGATCTCTGGGGTAACTTAGTCTCGCAAGGGTATACAACTACCTGGAATGCTGAGGACGAAGAATACACAAGAAGAGATGCTAATACCTTTCTGCAGACTATGCTCTGGACATTACAGACAGCAAATGAAAAGCCAATGCTTGATTTTGCAAAAGGTCTTTTTGACTATAACGGAAATACTGTATTTACTACAGATAAAACAGCAGCGTTTGAATATTCATTCTTATTCATGCGCGATCAAATACAAGCCCTACCAGATGTTAACGCTAACGCGGATATTATTGTAGGCAATCTTGTTACTGCACTAACAACATCTATTAATACACCTACTCTAAGAATTGAACCTTCTGTTATTACAGCAATTGGTCATACCTTTACAGGTGTTATGGCAGGTGTTGCCCTTACTAAAATACCCCCAGTAAGGA